ACGCCTCATACGACACACTCAGGAGAATCGAACATGACTAAGCCCCGCCAATACACCGGCAACAAAGACCCGCACCCCAAGGCACGCCCCGGCACAATCCGGTTCCAAGAGACAATGGGTTTCTTGTTCGGCATGAAGAACCTCGGCATCTTTGCTAACCGTCCGGTGCGTGGCGGCAAAGGCCTGTCGGTTCATGCGACGGGTCGAGCAGCGGACTTGGGTGGCACCCACGACCAAATCGTGAAAGCAATCAACTTCCTGTTCGACAACCGTTACGAGTTAGGTATCGAAGAAATCCATGACTACGGCAACCGTGTCATCCCTGGCGCGCATGGTGCCGGATATCGTTGCGACCGTGATTTGTGGAAGGCGTACGACAAGCCGACGATCGGTTCGCCCGGTGCAGGATGGGTGCATTATGAGATCACACCGGAGTTGGCGGATAATCCTGCTCGGGTTGATGCCGCGTTCAAGAAAATTTTGGACGCTGCCGCTGCCGCTCAGTAATGCGGATATGGCGGGTTGCCCCATTTCTGGCCTGCCTGTTTCTGTCTGCGATCCCCGCGAAAGCGTCTGATCGTCTGCCGGTTGTCGGCCCCACCGATTTTCATTTCGTGTTGTCGGAGCCTGCGGTGTTCAAGGCTCGCGCGTATGCGATCGAGCATGGTATTGATTCGATGCTCTGGTTGTATGACGGGGCGGGGAATGTGGTTGCTGCGAACGACGACTGGTTCGGGTTGGATTCGTGGCTTGATGTTCCGTTGGAGGCTGGTGTTTATCGGCTGAGGGCTGGGGTGTGTTGCGGTAATCCTGAGGCGTGGTATGGGGAGTCGTATGAGGTGGAGTTGAACTCGGTTCCTGTTGAGCCGACGACGACAACGGTTCAGGAAACGACGACAACTTCGGAGCCGGTGGTGACGGAACCCCCTGCGACTGATCCGCCTGTGACCGAACCGGAATCAACCACAACGAGTGACGCCCCAACCACAACAAGTGAACCCGCCCCAACAACAACGGAGCCTGCCCCACCGCCTGTCATCCCACCCCAACCAGAGGAACCGATATGGATACCACCCACTCCGAATACTGTGCCGGCCCCCGACTTGACGGAACCTGCTGCGACGGAGCCTTCCGTGAGCGAACCGGATTCGACGGAGGTTCCTGCCTCCACGAATGTTGTGACCGAGGACTCTGCGAGTGTCCCTTCTGTTTCCGAGACTGCCCCATCTGCGGAACCGGAACCGGAACCGTTGCCGGAACCTGAACCAACCCCCGAACCCGACACCCCCACCGAACCTGATGCCGTGGAACCTGACGCTACGTTGCCACCATTGGTGCCTGAAACGCCGTCTGACGCCACCATCTCAGCGATCGTGCCTCCACCCCCCGCCGACGCCCCAGAAGACGAGAAACGAGCGTTCGAAGAACAAGTCAACATCTTCGCTGGCGGCTACGACAACTACGTTCCAGCGGGTTCTACCGTCACAGTCGCTCAAAGGCGTACAATAGTAGCGGCAACAATCGCTGTCAGTTCCATACTGCCAGGGCCGGCACCGTCTAGGAGGCGTAAGTGAAACTGTGGAAAATCCTCCTACAAGCAGGCGTCATGACCGCTGGCCTGGTACTTGTCCTGATCACCTTGTCTGGCACCACCCAGACGATCGGCATCTGGATTGCGGTAATATCTGTAGTCCTGTTCATTCTAGACCTGATGTTCGACGAGGATGATTCTGATGATTGACGACGACAAGCCTGCCCGCAAACCCCGCCCCCGCCTTGGAGCCGAAGAAATTCAGGCTCGTACCAGGGCAATCCTCATTCTCACCCTCGCCGGCGTCCTCGGATTCTCCGTGTTGGCGATCCTGTTTTCGGTGATGTTCATCGATCAGCCGATGGAACAAGCACCGAACGACGCCGCTTTCCTCCAGATCCTCGAACCGTTGATGTTCTCAATCGGTGGCGCGCTAACCGGCCTCGCGGCTGGTGCCGCGATGTCAAAGCCTGACGACGAGTGACATCATGGAAGCCTGGTGGGTGCCGGTTCTAGTCGCTACTATTGGCGGCCCCGTCATGTGGTTCCTGCATCGTTTCGACCAACGAAACACGGAACAACACGGCGAAAACCAGCAAGTATTGACCCGCATCGAAGGTAAGATCGAACGTCTCGACGAACGGGTAGATAGCCACATCGAGTGGCACACCCACAACAAATAACCCCAGCCCACAACCTATTTTCAGAGAGGGTGCTTGACATTGGATGCAAGCCTTAGTCCACTTATCCCCGAAATCGTGTATTACCTGAGTAGGGTAATGCCCAGGGGTCAGCAAGAAGCCGACGAGATCGTTGGGCTGATTGCTAGATTGGAGGATTATGGGACTCGCAGAACGGCTCTCACAGGAGCCGGTGTTGCACCAAAACAAATGTTGGGTCGGAAGGCTTCTTGACGATCTGAGCGAAATCGAGTCGGTTGCGTTACAAGACGCGATCGACAAGATCAGATCAACATCTAGTGATGCTCGCCGGAGCAGACGCCATTCCTACACGGTGTCTTGGTTGACGGAACAACTTGTCGCTGAGGGTTATGCCGTGCAGCGGCAGACGGTGGGTCGTCACGTTGGAAGGATGTGCGCTTGTGGGTCTTGACGCTCGACTTTCTGTTCCGCCGCCTGCACCTAGCCGCGAGACGTTGGGTCGGCTGGCAGCGTTATTGGAACGCCAAGGAATATCCGTTGACGAGATCGGCAAAATCCAGCGGGTGTCCGTCTATCAGTCACTCACGAAAAACGAGGACGGTGACGCGGAAATTCATGATCTGCTCGGTGTCCAGTTCTCTCCTGCTTGGGAACAGGGGCCGGAGTGGGACACGGTGCGTCAGGGGCCAGCATCTAAGGTGACGGTACGTCTGCCGAAACCGGAACCGAAACCGGACGGCTATGAGACGGCGGTCGTTTTGCCTGATATGCAGATCGGTTATTTCCGTGGACGTGACGGCGATCTGGAACCAACCCATGATGAGCAGGCGATCAGCGTGGCGATGCAGATCATTGCTGCGGCCCAGCCGGAGAAGATCATTATGGTGGGCGACAATCTTGATGCCCCAGAGTTCGGCAAATATCGGCTGTCGCCAGCGTTCGCGTTGACGACACAAACCAGCATTGATCGGGCTACCCAGTTATGTTTCGAGTTGCGGGCTATTGCCCCTAATGCGGAGGTGGTCTGGATTGCCGGAAACCACGAGGAACGAATTTCCAACGCCACCTTGGACAATCTCAAAGCGGCGTACGGCATCAAACGCGGTCTTGCACCTGACTCTTACCCCGTACTATCTGTACCGTTCCTTCTGCGAATGGACGAAAGCGAGATCGACTACAGGCCGGGTTACCCGGCTGGTTCCTACTGGATCAACGAACGCTTGCGTGTCATACACGGCGACAAAGTTGCCTCCGGGGGTTCAACGGCACACAAGTACCTTGCCAACTCAAAGACGTCAGTTATTTACGGCCACATACATCGTCGAGAATGGGCGGAACGTAGCCGCGAAGATTTCGACGGGCCGAAAACGATCATGGCGGCCAGCCCTGGGTGTCTTGCGCGATGTGACGGCAGCGTTCCGTCTACGAAAGGCGGCACCGACTTGGAAGGGCGACCGCTTCCGATAGTGGAAGACTGGCAATCCGGTCTGGGTGTTGTCACCTATCAGCCTGGTGACGGAGAGTTCTGGTACGAGCAGATCCCGATCCATTCGGGTCGTGCCTGGTGGCGGGGTAGAATCTACTCATGCCCAACGTCGATGATTTCGTAGAATGTGTAGAGTGCGGAGCCGAATATGAACGACGACAAAGACGATGCCCAGAGTGCGGAGGAAAACCACCCGTGGGATCTCGGCAACGACGACCACTTCGACCCTGACGACGGGCAATGGCAGTTAGTTCTCATCCAATGGGCTGACGCACATACCGGCGAGGACGGGCCGGGTTGGACGTTCACCGATGATTATGTGGCGGGGCCGGCGATGCCGATGACGGTCGGCTGGATTTGGCCGGACTGTAAGCCAGGGTATTTGACGATTTGTGGGACGGTGATGAACGATCCGATGGAACCAGAAATGGTGTCGGACATCAACCATATTCCGTTGTCGTGTATTACGGCGGTGTATGCCCTGCATTATGCGACGCCGATTGATCCGTTCACGGAGCAGATCGACGGGTGACTTGACAGTGGGGTGTTACACCCCTATGGTACTTGTGGTGGGTACAACAGAAAGGAAGGAACCCTGATGGGTAATCTTATTCGTAAGCCACGTCACGGCTCGACCGAATGGTTGATGCTGCGACACCGAGATGAGAACGGCAACCCCGTGATCTCAGCATCCGATGCCGCCGCTGTGCATGGTGAGCATCGGTTCAAGACCCGACACCAGTTGTTTGCTGAGAAACTGTTGCCGGAACCGCCCGTGTCAATTACGAACGAGGCGATGGATCGAGGCAACCGTCTTGAACCAACGATCCGTAACTGGGCTGGCGACAAACTTGACTGTCGTCTTGTCGAACCGTCGTATATGTATGCCATCGAACATGATGGTTGTCCGGTGATCGCCACCCTGGATGCGATCGACGAATGGTCATATGAGAATGATCCGACCCAACCGAAACTGGTGGTCGAAATCAAAACGTACAACCGCGAGTGGGATGGCACGCTGCCCCGCTACTGGTATTGGCAAGGTGTTCAGCAGGCGTTGTGTGCGAACGTGAGCGCAATCACGTGGGCCGTGTTCGACTCCACCTTGAGCCTCCACTTGTACGACCAGCCGGTGTCGCAGGAAGAAAAACTGGAACACATCCGTGCGGTACAGGACTTCGTGTTCTGGTTGCGGATCGGTGAACCGAACCCGGAATGGCCTGCATCGTACGATGACATTCAGACCACGTTCCCTGAGGCTCGTGGCGAGGTGGTGGACATCACCGCTCATGCTCATCTGCTTTCAGAGTTGCGTGACGTGCAGTTCCAGAAGAAGGAACTGGGTGTGATCGAGGACGAGTTGAAAGCGAAGATCGCTGTCCTGTTGGGTGATGCCGACACGGGTGTTGTTGATGGTGAGCCGGTGGTGACTTGGAAGAACCAGTCGCGGTCGTCGTTTGACAGTAAAGGTTTCGCTAAGGATCATCCTGATCTGGCGGATAAATACAACAAGAGCAGCACGTTCCG